ATCAAATGGACTAACTGTTTTGCACTCATCGAAAGTAAAAAGCTCCTCTTTATTACTACATTTGCTACGATTTAATACACCGGGTCCTGCTAGACGCAATAAACGTCTGATATGGTATCCTCTCCATGTTTTTTGAATTAATGTAACTTTTATATCTAGGTTATTTACAACCGCCCATATTCTTGGCTCTTTTACCTTAATATGACGACCACAGAACAAAACTCCAGTTAAACAGTTGTATGTACATTGTTCTGTTGACATTTTACTTTTGCACGCTGAGCATAGCGGCATCTTATTATCTTTATTGAAAACGGATTTAAATCGAATCCATAGTATAGAAAGTACAACAAGATAAAATGGCCAGCAACTTTGATATCCTATCTCCTTCCAAGATCGACACGAGCAAGCTAACTTTCGTAGTAGGCATGGCAAAATCAAACCGCAATCCGCCTATTAATTGGAAGTTTGAAGGTAAGAATTTCCAGATTCGTCTACCTGCAAAGATCAAGATTCCTGGTGGAGTCTGGGTTCGCACAGATGAGAAGACTGGTGTAAGCTCATATACTATGAGTCTACCCCTTGATGGATGCGATAAGTTCGCAAAGGAGCGTAGCACTGATAGTTCTGAGACTGGTGCACTCTATAACTTTCTTCTCGATCTAGAGGATACGGTTATTCAGCAGGCATTCGACAACAGTACGAAGTGGTTTGGCAAGAAGCGCTCACTTGAAGCTCTTCGTGATAGCTTCTCGAAGATTGTATCAGTCTCAACTGATACGGTAAACGGCGAGAAGGTTCCTAATGGAAAGTATCCGCCTAGCTTTCGCGTAAAGATTCCTGTCTACGATGGCAGTGTAAAGTCTGACATTGCAGATGGAAATGGTAATCCTATTTATGCAACTCCGGAGTCAATCGTCAGCGTATTCCCGAAGGGAGTTAACGCGAGCCTAGTGATCAGCGGTAGCATCTATACGATGTCCGGTGGTGGATTTGGTGTCTCATGGAAGCTCACGTTTGCGCGTGTGTATCCTCAGAGCCGTGTAACTGCCAAGGATGTATTCAAGGATGAGGTTCCTGATGAAGAGGAAGCTGCAGAGCTACAGGATGCTCCTGTAGAGGATGTTCCTGCTCAGGCACAGGAAGAGGTTCATGCTGAGCCTCCGGCTGAGGAGAAGCCTGTGAGTCGCCGTAAGAAGGCGTCTGGAGCTTCAGCTTAGACCAGACAATTGAGTTTGTCGGAGGAACATATAAAACATAATTTGAATCAATAAAAAGAATAGAGTTAGAAGTTACGTAAGTTTTTTTCACGGTTGAACAATTCTTCATCTCTGAAATAGAACCTTTCTTGCATTTTTCACATTCGTAGATAGACGGTGCTGTTTCTATAAATGAAGGAGTTATAAGACGAACGGTCGATGAAAGTGTACGATCAATTACATTTGCAAAGTCGTCATCCAAACAATCTTGGTACGCATCGGATGATAATTGAGACCAAATTGTCTTATCAAGTGAAACCCAATCTTCTTGCAATAAGGTCGAAAATTCATTCTCACGAAACCAAAGTGCTTCAAATTTTTCTTCATCTTCTTTTTCGTGTTCGGATAAACCAACACGCTTTAGATCAGAATCATATAACCAATAAACAGAAAGTCCATGTTCCAGATACGTTGGATCCGCAATTCCACGGTAGACAGTACGACCATTATAATCCCATTCATCTGCATCTATGTCCTGATCATGGTTAGCAATCTCAGGGGATAAATTTTTATAAATAAGCGACGGTCTCAACTTAGAGAACATTTGTTACTATTAAAGTTAATCAAATGATATAGTTACACGCGTTTCGTGATGCTTCATAGACTTGGTAGCAGAATGAGAAAGCTCATGACGTTTCTTCGGTTGTTCTTCCTTCTTCTTAGAGTCTTGTAGACGATTCTCCATGTCCTTATGAACTTCTTCCTGATGATCTTCCAGATATTTAAGAACATCGTCGGTGATTGCCCATTCGAAAAAGTTTAGTTGTCCAACAGTTGTTTCCATCTCGTGAAACTTAATACGCTTCCAACGACAGAATGGATCAAACATCTTTTTGCTATATGCCTTAAGATGTGACTTATAAGAAAGATATACAATCATATGTTTTTGAGTTTTTGTCACATAAGTTACATTATACTTTTTTGAGTAGTTTGTAACAAACCAGTCTATCAATCGAAGTGAAATTTTTGATTTGCCATCCAAAATATTTTTTACGCGGTCAAAGTTTTCAGCATTTGAATAAAACTTTTCTAGACGGTATAGAACCCATTGTTCCTGTGATTGGATTTCCATTCTATTGATAGTTTTCATCTTCAGCATTAAAATGGATTCGGTTTATATAGTGGTATAGGTTATAAAATAAATGAAATACTCCGTTGATGATCTAATCGCAAAGTATGGAAAAAATGATCAACGAACTGCTGAATGGCACCAAAAACGTGGTGAAATGTTGACTGCATCTGAAATCTTTAAAGCATGTGTAGATGCGACTCCTGCAATGAAACACGAAATTGTAGTATCAAAACTTGTACCGCGTTCATCAGAAGGATCTGGGTCGCGGTCTTTAGTATGGGGAACACGGTTTGAACAAATTGCAAAGGATATTTATTGCTTTCAAAATCCCGGAATTAGTATTGTAGACACAACATGTATTCCTCACCCAGAGCATTCATTTCTTGGAGCATCGCCTGATGGTATTTTGCGCTCTGCAGATGTAGACCATCCATTGCATAATCGACTAATTGAAATTAAATGCCCAATTAGTCGTGTATTAGATGGCAGTCCTATATCTGTTCAGTACATGTGTCAGATGCAACTTCAAATGGAATGTACTCACATTTCAAAGTGTGAATTTGTTGAAATGAAGTTTAAGGAACTAACCTATACTGAATGGGTGGATTCCAAGTCTCAGTATAAATCATTCTTTGGTGTTACTGATTCGGGAGTTGTTACATATAAACATTTTACAGATACCAGAACTGTTCCTGAGTGGAGATCAGACATATACAATAACGAAGACGATCATCGTATTTTCTACTGGGAGCTGTCACAAGTGCAACAGCAAACTGTTGATCACAACCCGAGTTGGCTTATTAAAAATATTGAAAGTTTCAAATCTACGTGGGGGTTAGTTCTACAACACCGGGCTGCTGGGACTCTTCCTCAGAAGCCATCGGAGGCTGTAGTATTGATCCTGTAGGGTAGTATCTGTTTAGCCATTCTAGATCACTACGACCAGGGTTTTCATTGTAAAATCCACCCGAACCATCGTGAACCTTCAGAACCATACTAAAATACTCTTCGTACATGCGACCAACACGTTCCAGGCTAAAGTTATTCACAGCCCAGTCACGGCAATCTTGGCGAGAAATACGATCGATATTTTTACATGCCCATATAAATTGCTCCATCGTGCGGCAACGGTATCCCGTTACCCCATGTAGGTTATTCTCTGCGAACCCTCCCCAATCAGTTGTAATCGTTGGAGTTCCACAGAAAAGTGCCTCAATTGTTACACCTCCGAATGGTTCATTGTAGTATGTGGGGGCAATTAGAGCCTTTGCATATTTCATAAGTTCCTTGCGCTGTTCAGGTTCTACATACCCAATTTCAGTAACATGATCGGGAATAGTTCCGCCACATAGAGCGGCAAGATCTCCCTGGCCGGCAACATAAAGTTTAGCACCGATTCGTTTCGTCAAATCAACAGCAAGACCAATACCCTTGGAATCAATTATACGACCAACAAAAACAAAATAATCTTTGGGTGTATCGCAAAAATCAAAATCATTTTTATCAAAATAATTAGGGATTACTGCATCGTAAAAATGAGGAGACTTATCGTACTTTCCGTATACAAAATTCATAATTGCATATGATTCGTATACTGCATATGGCGTACATACTTTGTTAGGACAGCCAATGCCAGGTTCAACCGGAATTAACTGACGATGTGCTTCAAAAATAGGCTGATGTCCGTATCCCCAAAAACACAGAGCGAAATCATTAAGTTGAGCACGTTTACCTACTTCAACAATAGCTCGCTGATTAAATGTCTGATGAGCATAATCGGCTGTGTTGTGTTGGAAAAAACTTTTCTTCCAGTTGTAGATTCCGTATGCTTTCTCGAGAACTTCGTTATCAGTTACGGCAATATGCTCGGTGCATATAACTTCAGAGTCTGCATGACCATAATGATAAATAGTATGACCTCGTTCGGTCATCATTTTACAAAACTTCAAAACTTTTTGGGTGAACGCGCATGCAGAATAGTCCTTTCGTGTAATTGTATGCGGTAACGAGAACACGTGAAATCTCATTTTTATTTAAACAGCTAGCAATAGCTTTAAATAAATAATCAAGTCATAAATGAATTATGCATGTTGACACGAAAAGGTGTTTCAACGCCAGGAACTGGCTCCATGGCAGACGGCGTCATTACAAAGTGATTCGTCTTCTGTGCATAAGATGACTGACGCGTTTCAGAAGTAGACTTTACATTGCCCTGTTCTAGAAACTCAGGTACAAATGTTTCCTTTGACTGCATAAGAACATACCCAACTAATCCAACAACTGCAAGAAGAGCCACATATATCCAGTTATCCTTCATTTACTCTATATGTGGAAAATGGATTAACCTTTTTTCATATCAAGTTGATAACAAGTATGGAGCCTGCTAAATTCAAAGGTCCCGAGGACCGTGCTCTTGACAATTTGAAATCAATGCTTACCGCCCGAGGATTCAAGGGTGATGGGTTTGAACTAGTTGGCACTCCGCTAGATGACACAACAATGTATACATTCGGTGGTATGTTTATTGTGTTTGGTAACAAGACTCGTGTCAGTGTGAACGATTTGATTTCGTTCATTACGTATGCTTCTGATAATGGACACACGCATGGAATGATTGTGGTTACACTGTCCAAGTCATCTGAGACAGTTCTTGCGTTTCTTCGTGACTACATTGCTAAACCTGAAAATATGCTTGTTCAGTTATTTGAAATTCGCAAGCTACAAATTGATATTCCTCGTCACCGTGATGTACCTAAACATCGTATTCTTCCTCAGGAGGAGCGAGCTGCAGTAATAAAGAAATATAACATCAAAGATCCGATCGAATGTCCATGGATTGACTCACAAGACGCCATGGGAAAGTGGATTGGAGTGCGTCCAGGTGATCTAGTTGAAATAACGGGTCTAGATGAAGCATCTGCAACAAACGTACACTATCGTTATTGCTTGGCAAATGTTTACGAACATTAAATATAATGGATAGCCAGTTTACCACATTAACTCGTAGCTATCATGACAATTTTTTACAATATGCAACAACTGGCGGAGCTGCATACCAAACGGCCTATGAATCCGCAAAAGAAGGATTAGATAACATTATTGCTTCAATGCAATCCGAAGTTGATTCACAGACTGAAACAATTTCAGATTTTTATAAGTCAGGCACAGAAGGTAAGCTTCGTGATTTAAAATCTAAAACTATGGATGCAAAAAGAAATGTTGTTTCCGGTCATGATGAACTTGAAGCTGCAAAAATGCGTCTAGTTCCTCAAGCTGCTGCACCAGTAGCTCCTAATTATACTCCATACTATGTTACTGCTGGAGCGCTCACACTTGCTGCCATTCTACTAAATATACTCTGAGATGGTGTACTAAAAACTAAATAAATAACAATGAATATTAATGCAATAAGTCCAAACAAATAAAAATTATACATCCATTCAGCACTTGTTAAATTATCGGTTGTTGTATTTTGTATAATTTTTAATGTTTGTAGTTTATCTTTGCTTTCCATAATTTCATTGTA